TTGTGTTTCTAGATCCATAGCCCTATTTAAGTAAGCTTTAGGGCTTAATAAATCATTGGCTAAATCTTTAAAATATTTTGTAAGACCCCCTTGTTCATCACCAATACCTCCCATTGCGGCGTCAACAAAACCCTCACCAATTTTTCTACCAACTTTTTCGGCGGCAGCATTTTCTAGTTTTAACCTTTCAGCTGCAACACCAGCATCAGAGACATTACTATCATCAGTCATTTTTTTATTTTATAAATAGCTAGATTAATCTTTTTTATTTTGTTCTATTACTTTATCAATAATATATTTCCTTTCATATGTTGGTAGTATTCTAAAATCGGAATACGACATACGTAAAGTCCTAGCTAAAAAAATGTATTCGTCTAAAAGATATGTCCTATAATCAGAAGAAAGGCCGAAAAAATTCCACCCCAAAGGTGATTTGTACATTCACCTTTTCTCCAGACGGGGCTATAACTTCGCGGTTTAAATCTAATTTTGGTTCATTTTCGTTAATGAAGTTTCTTAGATATTTTGAATCCCCAATAGGCATTGATTCAATAAATTTTGCTATTTCACCTTTGTCGTTGTTTCCATTAACTTCGACAATCATTTTACTTAATCGTAATGTAACAATAGGTGCTACCCTACCTTGTGGGTATTTATCAAGAATATTTTCAATTTCAATTGTATCACGCATTGTTAATGGTTTTACTTTAACAGATACATTACTTTTTGGTAATACTGTTGTATATGTACCATTATTATCCGGTTCAATTTTATTTTTTTTAATATTTAATTCATCTAATATAATTTTTGCAACAAATTGATTTTGTGTTTTTGGGTCAGTTAATGTAATATTATATTCAGGACCAAATGATGTATTTCTTAAAAATATTAAAATGGCTTCAATATCACCATCAAGCAGTTCTTCAGGCCTTAAATCTGGTTCATAAAGTTTTTGTCTTAATAATGGTAAGATAATACTTTCCTTTATTGTTTTATTTGGATTAAAATTTATTAAAATGTTTTCATCAGCCGCTGTAAGATAACCAACTTTTACACTTTTTTTCTTACTTGGATAAAATATACCTCCGGATGGTAGTGGTACAATATCGTGTGGTAAATTAAAATTGATTTGTCCATATTCATTTACATTTGGTTCCATAGTTTTCTTTTTATTATAAAAATACTTCACTTATGTTTTTTGTAAATAAAAAACCTATACGTTCTAAAACATATAGGTTTAAAATAAAATATATTTTGAATAAAAATTTAGTATACTAATATACAACGGTCCATTCTCAAAGAAGATGAAATTGTTGCAATACCATCTTGACTATAACTTAACTGTCCACCGTCAAATTTAGTTAAGAATGTTCCTTCTAAAATCCATTTCTCAACAACCACTCCGGTTGGATCCAGCATTTCAAGGTCTACATTCTTTTTGTATCCTGCAGCATAACCCATACGACCGGTAACTGACTCAGCACATAAACGAATCCACTCCATTAATGCTTGTGATGCTGATGGCCCAATTGGGTCACGGAAAGTAACCGGTAATTCACCCCAAGTAAATCTACCAGCAACATATGTTGAGGTATTTAAAAACTGAATTTCAGTAGAACCGATTGTTAAACTTGGTCTTGATGTTGATTCTACATACCATTCATTGATACCTAAAGAAGAAGGAAATCTCAAAATCCACCTGTTCTGTCTTTTCGGTTCATACGGAACTGGCATTTTCATTAATAAATCAGCCATAATTATTTAATTTTTTTTAATTGTTTATTTTCTTTATTTGATAAATATATCCTTATGAAAAATTTTTCTATTTACTTCAAATTATTTTCAAAATATACTTATATAGTAAGTTACTTAATTAATTATTTAATATTTTCTTTTTTCTCCTCCTGCTGTTAAATAAGTCTGTAAAATATTATCATCTTTTTTATCAAAATGTTTTTTCATAGATTCTACATTTCTTACATCATCATCTGAAAAACCAATAAATGGTGTAAAATAATTACTTATTTTATTTTTCATTAAAGCTTTTGTTTGTAGTTGATATGACATTTGTTTAACGTAATTAACAAATTCCTCCATAGCAATTATTTTTCCTTGTTCCGGATTTGTAGCAGAACCTTCACCAAATGAAACTGGGTAAAATCTACACATATCAAGATAAGTTCTAATTAACTGATCTTTTGTTAATTTATCTTCATCAGCAAGATTCCTATATTTAAGTAAATTTTTTGCTAATTGGTTTGAATCAATTCCGTGCATATTTTTTTTAATTAGATTATAAACTGCTTGTTTTAAAATTGATGGTGTATGTCCTCTTGCAGTAACGATTGAGAATATTGACCCGTTATTAATTGCTTCCACAAAATCAGACCAAGCTGGTCCAGTTGGTGCTTTCATAGCATCTGTTAAGAATTTCTTATCTCCGGCAACACTAAAGTCCCTAAAAGGATTTTCGTCAAAACCAATGATTGTATGTCCCTCATATTCAAACTCGTCTTTACCAATCTGTGTCCTATGTTCAGCAAAATCTTCCGTTGACATACCAACAGATTTTCCGTTATTATCTTTTAAATAAATTTTTGTTGGCATAAACATAAGATTATCATCCCAATCAAATGAGTAGTACTTCATTACCGGTGTATGTTTCTCATCAATTATTTCATTAATGATTTGTCTAACTAAAACTTTGTAATTCATATTAATAAATACTTGTTAAAATAAAAAAAGGGGAACTATTGCTCCCCTCTTATTTTCTTTTATTTTATTATACATCATCAAACGACGCACCTGTTGGTGTAATGTAGAATGTAATGTCAATGAATTCAAGAGATCTTGTTGGTTTAATATAGATTTTACCAACTAATTGGTTTTTATCTAAATCTTCCGTATCACTTGAAACAGTTACTCGGAAGTCATATAGACCTCTATCTCTTCTAATTGCGTCCAAGATTGGATTAACAGCATTTAAGAAGTCTTGTCTTACTTGTTGGTCGTTTTGATCAAACAACAATCTTACAGAAACCGCAGAAATTAATTTTCTTGCTTGTAATAACAATCTTCTTACGTTAATTCTATCAAGTGCTGACTCTCTAACTTGAAGTGTTTTGTTACCCCAAATTACGGTACCTACATCAGCAAATGTTGCAATAGGGTTAATTCTACCAAGATAAAGAACGTCTCTGTCTTCTTGTGTTAACTTCTTACGAGCTTTAATTGAATTTACAATACCACGAGTATAACCAGCTGCCGCAAACCAAGGGAATGCAATATTATCGGTTAATGCCAAGTTTCTTGTTACTTCAGCAGTTGCTGGAATATAGATTTGTGTATTGTTTACACTATCTCTTGTTAACACCCAAGGATAATATGTTGCAGTATAGTTAGAATCAATTCCAGTTTCCTCAACAATATCAACAGCTTCTTGCGGGTAAATTAAATTATCACCTTCAGTTGTTGATGCTACAAACATATTGTAATCCGCCATTGTTGCAATATATAATGAATCTGCTCTTTCAGTTTCAATCATATTAATTGCTCTTTCAACTAAATCTGAATTGTTTTGAATATCAATACCAGGTGTTGTAAATACATTTATATTGACAGCTTCAGGATTTGCAAACGTTCTTTGACCTAACAAATATGCGTAGTAATCTGTATTTCCAAATTCAATACTTCCATCACCAATTGCAATTTGTTTAAACAATCCATTTCCTTTACCTTTTGGATATCTTGTTGATGAACAAGCTCCATTTAAGAATCCACTTCTACCAAGTGCGTACTTGTCAGCATTTGTTCTAAATTCTCTATATATATCCCAACCATCAAATCCACCATATACAAATAATGTGAATTTTCTAGCATTCAATCGGTAATAAGGATTTTCAGGATTATCTGGTTCAGATGAGAATGATGTTACACCAACTTCATATGCTGGTGTACCACTTGATGCAAATGAACTAGATATTGTAATACCACTTGCAAATTGGTCCATATGGAAACCTTTTGTTCTAAAATTCCATTCTGTACCTTCACCATTACATAAATCAAATGGTTTAACTTTTCCTTTATATTGGAAGAAGTCACCATCATAACCCCAATACGAACCTAATCCTAAATAAGTTCTTCTTATATTGTCACCACCACTTACAAAAGCATCGTCTTGACCAGTTGAGGTTCCGAAAGGAGGATTAAACACTTGCTCACCAGGTAAGAAATATTTTGTTTTATAAATTGGGAATGGTGATTTTCCATCTGGATATTCTCTAAATGTATAACCTTGGAAACCGCAAGGGATTGCATCTACCGGTGCATCCTCATTAATTTCAACCATTATGTATTTAGATTTTAATTCATATTCACCATCTAATGTTCCTATTTTTTTAGCGATATAATTATTTTCAGATGGATTCATAGAACAGTTAGTATATTTCTCAAGTACAACTGGGTTTGCATCATTATCAAAATAATCTCTAACTAATACTGTGAATGTTTCATTGTTAAATGAAAGGTCCGCTAACGATATTTTAACTTCAGAGTTTGCGGTATTACCATCGGATATTGTATAAAACTTAAATAAGTTATAAACTTTTGTACCTCTTAATTCAGATACAACCCAAGGTGAACTTGGTGATTGGAATTTATCTAGGTACCAACCGATAGTTTGTTGGTCATTTCCTTGTGCACCCTCAGAAGAGACTACAATAGGATTTAAACCTCTAATATATCCCTTATTCCAAGCATAATTTAATAAAGTATTATAAGACTCCTCAACCATTAATGGAACTTGTGTTCTTGGTTTTTCAAAATTACCTCTACCAAATACTTTATTAATGTTATTAGCATCGGAGTTACTCATTGATACTTGGAAGTTAAATGTTGTACCATCATTATTTACAGCATTAATCGCAAAAGGTAAATAAGGATTTTTTAATACTCCACTGTATTCTCCAGACATATCATATGTTACTTGTGTTGTACCAGTAACTTCATAAATTGGGTTAATACCATCACTATATGTTGATAAACCTCTTGATCTTAAAGTGCATACAACTAAATCATCATATTCAGTAAATGAAGTACCTGTGTAATAATAGATAACACCAACTACGGTTCCAGAATAACAATCAACAATTAAAGGTGTTGTTGTTGTAGTTGTGGTGATAGGTGTTGGGGTAACACAAGGATTTGTAGTTGTGGTTGTGGTTGTTGGTACAATTGTAGTTGTACTTGTTGTTACTGGGTTTAAATAAGTAATACCAGTAATTGTTGTAAAAAATGAAAAACCAGAATACGCACCATTACCAATATTTTCAAATAAAGCATAATACCACGGGTCGTTAAAACCTGATGCTGGATTAGAGTCTTCAAAAGAAACATTATCAACATTAAAAACATTTGTTGATGCTGTATATCCAGTAATAGTTAAATAATCATAATCTACTTTTGGTATTGAACCAAAATATTTGATATTCTCATCTTCAGCCATATAAGGATTAGGGTCTTGAACAACGTCTAATA